ATATCCAGGAAGATGTCTAAGTTCACTACGATCAGTGCGTCCAAGAGGTTGATGGCAAGCATGGAGGTTGCTATCAACAATATGATTGAAGAAGTTAAGAAACCTGTGGACCCAGAGGCTGGTGGGTCTGCAAGAAAAGCAGAATTGCAATCCATTAAACAAACAGCTATTGACTGTAAGGAGTTGCTGATAGAGCGTCAGCGTCTAGAACAAATGGTTAAAGAGCTACAAGACAATGGATCAATCGAAAAAGAAAAAGACTACTCAGGTGGATTCGCAGAAAAATTCTCAAAATAGTCCAAGCGGTTTGATATACTGGGAGGACTATGACTTTGATAATCAGAATAATACGGCTGGTTACTTAAACATAAATATATGCACCCGTAGCTCAGCTGGATAGAGCATCTGCCTTCTAAGCAGACGGTCACAGGTTCGAGTCCTGTCGGGTGTACGAATTAAATTAAATGTCTGTACTTATAGATATAGAGGGATATGAGACTAAAGGGATTAAGATCGACCCTAACGGTACAGAGGGAGCTCACGTCGAATCGAGTGGGCTACTTATTGTCCTTCCAAAAAAACCGAAGCGATCTGAGATACTCTTCCATGACCAACCAAAGGAGTTGCAAATGTGGAGCCGCCTACCTATGCCCGAAGAGTTGCAGAGGATTCGAAGTATGGATGAGTGGTTCGAGAAACCTGCCGAGTTTCGATCAAGGTTTCGTGTATACATCGAGGAAGAGTTTCAACGCAGGAGGGACGGCGTTTGGTTTTACAACAATGGGGAACCTACGTATATTACAGGGAGACACTATATGTTTTTACAGTGGTCTAAAATTGATATCGGATACCCATCATACCTTGCTTTCCAAAGAGACATCTTTCTCCACATGGCTGCTTGCGAGGCTGATCCTCGCTGTTTCGGTCAGCTTTATACTAAGTGTCGTCGCTCTGGTTACACCAATATATGCTCTGCTGTACTTGTTGACGAGGCTAGTCAAGTTAAAGAAAAGCTTTTGGGCATTCAGTCAAAGACTGGTAAGGATGCCCAGGAAAACATCTTTATGAAAAAAGTAGTCTCTATTTTTAGAGGCTACCCCTTCTTCTTCAAGCCTATCCAGGACGGTACCACGAACCCGCGTATGGAGCTAGCTTTCCGTGAGCCATCGAAACGGATTACTAAGAACAACAAAACGTCTCAACGCGGAGATGCGCTCAACACCGTCATCAACTGGAAGAACACTACGAACAACGCATACGATGGCGAGAAGCTGCACATGCTGTACCTGGACGAGGCGGGCAAGTGGGAGAAGCCTACTGACATCCGTGAGGCGTGGCGTATAGAGCGTACATGCCTTATCGTGGGTAAGCGCATCGTAGGCAAGGCGCTGGTGGGAAGTACGGTAAACCCCATGAACAAAGGGGGAGAGGAATACAGGGGGCTTTGGGAGGACTCTGACCCCAATGAAAGAAATAACAACGGTAGAACCAGGTCGGGACTTTACAGGATATTCATTCCCGCATACGAAGCCTTAGAGGGTTTCTTTGATAAGTATGGTAAAGCAGTAATAGACAACCCTCCGAACCATATCCCTAATATGACTCGACGCATAAAGTTTCGGGGGGATATCATAGGTATAGACGGGGAGGTTATAGATCAAGGCAGTAAGTCGTACTTGAAAAACGAACGTGAGTCGTTCAAGGATGATCCCTCTGAGTTAAACGAAATAATCAGGCAGTTCCCGTTCACCGAGGATGAAGCCTTCAGGGATAGTATCGAGGGGAGCCTGTTTAACATCGGCAAGATATACCAACAGATAGAGCATAACGATAATCTCTACCCGAACCCTGTAGTTCAGGGTAATTTTGTCTGGAGAAAGAAGGATGAAGAAGTAGTGTTTTCGCCTGACCCTAACGGAAGGTTCCGTGTAGCTTGGCTTCCTCCCGACCACCTCAGAAATAATAAGGCTGACGATCGTGGCAAACGCATAGCTCCTAATGCGCATATTGGCGTGGGAGGTGTTGACTCCTACGATCTTGATGCTACGGTAGACGGGAGAGGCTCGAAGGGTGCGCTGCACATGTACAATAAATTCAACATGGACGTTCCGCCAAACATGTTTGTGGTAGAGTATGCTTCTCGTCCTGACCTCGCTAGCATCTTTTATGAGGATGTTTTGATGTGCGCGTTTTTCTACGGGTACCCGCTGCTTATAGAGAACAACAAGTATGGGATTGCAAGGTACTTTGAATCAAGGGGTTACGACGGTTACTTAATGGACAGACCACAACATTTGCGCAATTCGAATTCATCCAACAACGTAAGGACGAAGGGTATCCCGTCTAACTCTCAGGACGTGATTCAATCTCATGCTCAGGCTATTGAAGCTTACATCCACGATCATGTTGGCGTCAGGGCAGAATCTGGCGAGATGGGTCAGATGTTGTTTAACAGGACCCTGGAGGATTGGATTGCCTACAAGATTGACAAGCGAACTAAGTTTGACTTGACTATAAGCTCTGGTTTGGCTCTGCTTGGAGCGCAAAAAGCAAAAAAGAAAAAGGTTAAGTCAGACTTTCAGGATAAGACTTTTTTTAGGACTTACAAGCCAAAAGCCTGGCACTCTTAGTTTTACTATATTTGCATTGAGTTAATATGACTCCACTCAGTGCAGATGAACAGCAATAATAAAAAACCAGCTAGCTTTCCAGATCCTTTAGCTCCCTCACAGGAGAAGCAAGGGAAGGATTATGGCCTGAAGTATGCCAAGTCTATTTATAATCAATGGGGTAAAATAGACCACGAGGGCTCCACCTATAAAACCAGAAAGAATATTTTCGAAAGAAATAGGAGGTACGCTAACGGAACACAAGACACGAAGATCTATAGGTCTCTTCTTACTTCCCTCGATCCAAATAATGGTGATGGAAGTATGCTCAACCTGGACTTTACTCCAGTTCCCATCCTCCCTAAGTTCGTTAGGATTGTAGTAAACAAGATTTTGTCTCTCAGCCCGTATCCAAACTTAGAGGCTGTTGATCCTTTGTCTTCGTCCGAAAAGGATAAAGAAAGAAGGAAGATGGAGATGATGATTCAGGCTAAAAATCAGCTTGCTAAAATCCAGGAAAAAACTGGGGTGGCCGTTGGAATGAAGTCTGAGGATATACCAGAAACCTTAGAAGAAGCCGAAATCTTTATTGGAAATAACATCAAGTCTTCTTCGGAGATCGCTGCACAGGTCGCCACAAACCTGACGCTGGAGTGGAATAACTTCAACGACACCACGCTGAGAAGATGCGTTAATGACCTCACGGTTCTCGGCATGGCTGTTGTAAAAAGAAGCAACGATCCTGAGCACGGAATCAAGACCGAATACGTGGACCCCTGTAACTTTATCCACAGCTATACAGAAGACCCAAACTTCGATGACTTGGTTTATGCTGGTCACGTAAAGTACATCACTATTGGGGAGCTCAAGCGTATTGCTTCCGATCAATTCACGGAAGAGCAGTACAGATCCATCGCTCAAACAGCTCAGAAAAAGTACGGTTACGATCAGGCTAAGATGAGTCAGTCTAATTACAACGTAAACAGCCGACAATCTAATTACGGGTATGACGAGTACAAGGTTGGAGTTTTAGACTTTGAGTTTATTTCTGTGGATTGCGAATATTACGAATCCAAAGAAAGCAGGTACGGTAATATTGGTTTCTACGCTAAGGGGGAGAACTATAAGGCTCCACAGAATTCTGTATTCAACAGGGATGTAATGAAGATGGAGACCGCATCTGTTTATGGTGGGTGCTACATCCTGGGTACTGACTACTTGTTTAGTTACGGGAAGAAGACAAATATCCCCAAGAATATTCACGATATCTCAAGGGCTAATATGTCTTACTCCGCTTGCGCAACAAATATCCTTGAGATGTTGCCCAAGTCCATGGTGGATAGCTGCATTGGCTTTGCTGACCAGCTTCAACTTACACACCTCAAGATCCAGCAGGCGGTAGCTAAGGCTAAGCCCGACGGAATCATCATCGACATCGAGGGTCTGGAGAATGTTCAGCTTGGGAAGGGTGGAGAGCTTCAGCCGCTTGACCTTCACGACATCTACGAGCAGACGGGTGTATTCTACTACAGAAGCAAGAACCCAGAAGGTGGATTCCAGAACCCGCCCATCAGGGAGATCGGAAACAGCATTCGAAACATCAATGAGCTTATTGGTTTATACAACCACTACTTACGTATGATCCGTGACGCTACGGGCATCAACGAGGTGATGGATGCTTCTACACCTAAGTCTGATGCACTGGTTGGTGTCAGGCAGCAAGCTCTGGCAGCCGCTAACAATGCCATCTACGACATCACAAACTCTTCGATGGTTTTGTACAAGAAGGTCTGTACAGATATTGTTAAGTGTGTTCAGATCATTCACCCTGATTCTGTTTTGTACAGGATATATGAGAACGCTATTGGACAGGAGAACATGAAGGTATTGAGTTCCTTCAGGAATCTTGCTATGTACAACTTTGGTGTTACGGTAGTCAAGGAGATGGAGGAGGT